TTGTGTCCCCAGTTAGTGTGTTGTACTGGAAGAAGGTACGGTTACCGCCCCCGTGCAAAGGCTGTAGACGTCGTTCCGCGCACGCTACAAAGGCGTCTGTTTCGCCCTTTAAGTTAGGGATCAGTTCCTTATCGAACAAGATCGCTTGCGCGGTTAAAATATTACCGATATTTGCTGCTGACGGATTTGGTCCACCTGCTGGCATAAATCTACCTCGTCACTCCATGTCTTTTTGCGCGAACTTTAGGCTCGTCCGGCCAGTATCGCATTCATCTCAGTCCGAGATTTCGGGTCTGCGATCATGCGCTTAAATTTAGCTGGTTCCTTCTTAGCCATCTCAAGAATCGCCGCTTTTGTAAGTTTTCCGGTGGAAATCACTGGCTTTGTTCCCGATAGGGAGCCAGGGGCTATTCCCCCGTTAACTCCCGGTCTCGACGCTGGTAACTCAGGATTTACTGGTACAGCGGGAGGTGCCGGTGTGGCAGGCACTGCAGGAGGAGCAGGCACTACCACGGGCTCTTTTTCAATGATAAGTAATGTCTCACCGGGCTCTGGCGTTGGGTATGCCTCACCTTTAGTGATAACTACTTTTCTCATCTTAGGAGCGGATACTTCTGACGCCGGTAATGGATTGACCACAGGCGGAGTCGGTCTTACAGGCTCTTTCGGGATTACCGGAGCCAATTCGTTTTCCTTAGCCAAGAAAGCTAGTTCAAGATTATCGACCGTGTATTCGAGTTGATTATCCTCAAGATACTTGCCGATGATATCGGAATTAGCTTGGCAAGGATTAAAATCGTGAATATGGTGCTTCATGAAATCATAGGCAGTTGCCTTACCCTGGGCTTGGACTTCGGCTTCATGAGCCTTAAGTTCAGCTTTAGCAACTTCAGAACCAGAAATCTTTCGAGCAGCGGCAATGGCTTTTGCCTCATCAGAACTCTTCAAGTCCTTAATAGCTTGTGCCATTTCCTCATCTGTCAGCGGCTTGCTGATAGGAATCTCTGCCTGGTTCTTAAATGAAACCTTCTGGGTCTTCAGACGGTCAAACGCACGAACCGCTTGCGTGTAGGACTCATTGTTTTTGAGCAAAAGCCCAACCAAATCTGAAGTTTCAAAACGAGTAGGTCGGCCTACTGGCTTCCCTGCCTCATCCTTAACTTGAAAATTTTGAACTACCTTTGTAATATTACCTTGATCATCGCGTGTCACGATGACACCTAGACGCTCGAAGGTTTCCTTATACTTCGCGTCTTCGGTTTCCCACGGCTTCGGGACCGTTTCTGCCGCTTTTTTGACCGCTTCCTGTTCGGCTACAACTCGTGCGGCTTCAGCAGATACAGCGTCTACAGCAGCTTTTTCTGCCGCTTCTTTTGCTACTTGTTCTTTTGCGGTTATCTCTTCCGGGGTTACAACCGGATTATCAGGAGTCGCATTCAAAGCGGCATTAATTGCTGCCAACCCTTCTTCCGTTTTCATCAAACGTGTAAGGTCTTCGTTAGGCAGTTTATAAACATCCGCTTTAGTGCGTAAACCAGGCATTAACTTCAAAACTTCTTCAGGAGAGAAAGGAAGTTTCTCACCACGAAGTGCAGATTGCTGAGTTGACATGGGATTCTATTCCTTTGAATTGGATTCAACCAGATACGTTGGGATTGGATTTCCCGCACGCAATTGAGACTCGGCGTCTTGAAGTTCTCTACGAATACTTTCTTCTGTTACTTTTCTTTGAATAGATTCTAGTTGCGAATGAAATTCAACAGACTTCTTGACAGCCGAACAAAACTCATTCACAGTCCGGGACTGCAGATGAGCAAACGCTAACTTCTTTTCATAGCCTTCAGACATAGGATTAATACTGACTAATCGTGCATTGACCATGTCGCAAGACTTATGAAAAACCATAACGAGCACTTCCCAGCCGGGATGCTTTGATAATGCTGCCAGCATCTGCCGTTGCTGCGGGGTCAACTCGTCATATAACAAAGGTTCTGACATTGGGTACTCCGATTATTGGATTAGAGTTCGGTTGTGCTACCGAATCCAGTGTTAGCTGGTTCTCCGGTCTCTTCCGATTGAAGGGCGTGTTCAACAGCACCACGCATTACTTCGTTTTGGGCCTTACCCAGTTGTTCCTGGGCTTCTTTCTGTTGATCCTGCTGGAATTTCTGCTGCGACTGTGCTTGCTGTGCCTGAGCCTGCCGTGCTTGGATAGCGGCTGGCTGATTCTGCTTAGCCTGCTGCTTCTCTTCATCAGTCATCTTGACTAAGAAATTTTGACTGTACTTCCAGCCTGCGGCTTCCGCAAATGCCTTGAAAATAGCTACGGAATCCCACTTCATGTAGGCTTGAGCGAGACCTGTATTAAAAGCTGGCGCCGTCATCAACTGCACCATGATTGGCAAAAATTGCGTCATCTCTTTCTTAGCTCCAAGATGAGCCCCAGCTAATACCTCAAACTCAAGCTCTGCTTCTCGGAACTGAATATGATCGATCTTAAACTGTGGCCCTAATTCTTCACCAAGAACTCGCTTCAACACAGATGTTGGCAATAAATCATTGTTCAACTCATCCATAATCTGAAGCCACGGCTCAAAGACCTGGCGAATGAACCGACCCATAGGACTATCTAGACGGGAGGCATTAGCTTGGATAACGGCGGCGGCGCCGGTCCCCGAGCGAGCACCAGTAGACCTAGACCCAGAAGATGCGGCTCCTTGAACAAAATTCTCATTAGCACCCGAGGATGCTGCAGCCGAGGCTTGACTTTGGGCAATAGCCGCAAAGGCTTCTGAAGGTGGTCGAGGCATTTCTAAAAATCTGAAAGCCTTATCTACGTCTTCATCAACGTCAATAATGCCGCCGAGAGACCATCTCTGATTCTGCTGAAGAGTATTGAAACCCTTCTTTCTAACGGCAGGAGGTTGTAGACAAAAAGCCAACAAATCCAAAGAAAGGTTGGTTACACCTTGTTCAACCAATTGATCCGGTCCCAACAAAATGCCAAGACCCTGCCCATAGAAGCAATCAGGAATATTTCGCCAATTGGCGGAGAGGAACGGAATCTTTCCGTAAGGGTTGACTTCATTACGAATTAAAAGATTGTGTCCACTAAACGACAAAATCACGATAACACGATCATTATCCCAACGCTCTAGAATCTCAAGAGGTGTATCAAGCGGATTCGCACTCGTCTTGTAACTACGAGGCAAAGCATGCTGCAAATATCCATACATTCCTTCAGGAATTGTAAGGGTGATGTTATCTGGACCTGATGTAGGCTTACTCAAAAACAAATTCTTAAGCTCGGCCTCTGAAGGAATCTTATAGCCTTGAACCCCACGCAAATTATCCAAGTCATCGTAGGTCGCATAATCTCGATATACAACCCACTTTGCTTTACGAATGTCACCAACACGAGTTCCTGGGTCCACGAGAACAGTACGAATGTCACAATACTTAATCCAGGGATGTGACTCCACAATGTTGTCGATTACTACTTCAAAAGAATCTGACTCCGGCGTATCGACCATCTCGACTTGGCCGGTAGCAGGAATATATTGATGTTGCTCGCCCTTACGAACATAACGCTTTTGTTTGCGCTTGTATTCGGTATAACCCCACTTCATAATACAAGTTCCAAGAAGAGCCTGCTGCTCAACAGCACGTTCTGTCTCTTCCTCAAAATGCATTAGATCGAGTTGAGTTGTAAATAATGATCTCTTGGCGTCAACAGTAATCCTATCCGTTCCAGGACGTGGCCGAAGTTCAAACGGTGGCTTCTCATAGAAGATACCACCCATAATTTTCGGTACAATTGAACTGATATGATTCGAAACCGTAAACTTTGGAACGTTAGCTTGCGCAACCTGACCACCATCGAATGCCGAATTAGCAGCCGGTGACTGATAAATGGTGTCAGCAAGAGTCCAACCACTGGGCCACTGGTTTATGTTTAACCACTGATCTGCACGTTCCGCGTCCTTAATTACAAGCATGACCGCTTCGCGATCTTGGAACATGATCGTATCGGTCTCAGAGTCTGTAATCAGGCTATCGACAGTGATCTCGGAGGCGGGATCAATGAATTTCGCAGCCAAAGATGCATCAAGTTCACTGCTGCTTGCTTTTTCCAGTTCAGCCATTCTTTATCACACCCGAAATCCAGGACCCATTATTCGTCGCCCTGCATCGGTCATAGGACTCCGGCGCGAGTCCACTGATGACATGTTAGGTATCAACGAAGCCTGTTGTGGCTTCTGTGTTCCCCATCCACCAAATACCGATTTTTGCCAAGACTGTCGAGCCGCCGCTTGCCATAGCAACTCCACGCGCTTCTGCGTCATCTCAATCTCTTGTGGAGTCGGAATGTGTAGGGGCAAGAAATACCACAACATCGACATCGCGTCCGGGATATCGTCCTTACGTCCGCGATTCTTTCTCTCACCTGTATATGCAG